CTTCTTTGCCTCTGTTTATCCTACTATTACGTCTGGACAAAGTACTAAAGTAATTATTGTTTCTACCCCTAAAGGTATGAATCATTTTTATCGTATGTGGCATGATTCAGAACAAGGTAAAAATGATTATATACCAACTGATGTTCATTGGTCTGAAGTTCCAGGTAGAGATGATGCATGGAAAGAGCAAACTATTGCTAATACATCAGAACAACAGTTTAAAATTGAATTTGAATGTGAATTTTTAGGATCAGTAGGTACTCTTATAAGACCTGATAAGTTAAAAAGTCTTGCTTATAATGATCCTATAAAGAGACATAATGGTTTAGACATATATGAAAACCCAAAACAAGAATCTAATTATCTCATAACTGTAGATGTTGCTCGTGGAATTGGAAATGATTATTCAGCATTTATCATTTATGATATAACTAAATTTCCATATAAGATAGTTGGTAAGTATAGAAATAATGAAATTAAACCAATGCTATATCCAAATATCATTAATGATATTGGTAAAGCATATAATAATGCATTCATATTAGTAGAAGTAAATGATATAGGAGATCAGGTAGCAAGTATTCTTCATTTTGATTTAGAGTACGATAATCTTCTTATGTGTTCTATGAGAGGAAGAAATGGACAAGTAGTTGGATCAGGTTTTTCTGGTAAAAAGTCTCAACTTGGTGTAAGGATGTCTCAAGCAGTTAAAAAATTGGGGTGTTCAAATTTAAAAGCCTTGATCGAAGATGATAAACTATTAGTATCTGATTATGAAATCATATCAGAATTAACTACTTTTATTCAAAAAAACAACTCATTTATGGCAGAAGAGGGTTGTAATGATGATCTAGCAATGTGTTTAGTTATATTCTCTTGGTTAGTCGCACAAGATTATTTCAAAGAAATGACTGATAATGATGTAAGAAAAAGAATATATGAAGATCAAAAGAATCAAATAGAACAGGATATGGCACCTTTTGGGTTTCTTTCTGATGGATTTGACGATATGGCACCTATTGTTGATGATAATACAGGAGATGTTTGGACTAAAGAAAATCCAATGCAAACTAAAGAATGGAATGTAGATGAATATGGAGATAATTCATTTATGTGGGATTATATGTAACAGAAATAAATATGAAGCAAATATTAATTGATTAAATAATTTTATGAGCATAATCATTTATCAAGATCATATAGAAATTCTTGAAGAAGAAAAGGCAGAACTTCAAAAAGAGGTTCTGTCTCTTCGCAGGAAGGTATCTTATTATCAGACAATTTTAGAAGAGGATGAAGATAATGAGTGGGGATTGTAGAAATCAACCAGTCATTTTTTATTCTGAAGAAATGACTAAAACTAAAATAACACTTCTATCTCTTAAGGGGATAAAGTTTCTAGAGGATTATGATGGAGTTAACAGAAGAAAACGTAATTACAGTTCTTGAAGAACTTCTTCCTTTATTGTAATGGACTTTGATAGTGAAATACGTTTAGATCATCTATTATTCACTGAAAGAAAATGTCGTGTATGTGGAGAAACAAAGGATCTTGTACAAGAATTTTACGTAACTAGAAAGAATAGAACTACATTATCATCATACTCTTATGAATGTAAGGATTGTACAAAAGAAAGAGTAAAAAGAACGAAGAAGAAGAAAATAACTAATAAGTGGGAGTATCCAGATTGGTAGTTCATGCACTGTTTCCCCGTTGAAAATATGCTTTTCAATAAATAATTTCAGTATAATTCTGGATTCGGAGAACATAAGATGCCACTAAATTTAGCATCTCCAGGGATATTGGTAAGAGAGGTTGATCTTACCAATGGTCGAATTGATCCAACAACGGATAAAATTGGAGCAATTGTAGCACCTTTCCCAAAAGGTCCTGTTAATTTACCAACACTGGTAAGTACAGAACAGCAATTAGTAGACATTTTTGGGGAACCGTCTGCCATCGACAAGCACTATGAGCACTGGTTAACTGCATCATCATATCTAGCATATGGTGGCGGTTTACGAGTAGTAAGAGCATCAGGAGATAATTTAACCAACGCACTAGCAGGAACTGCAAGTAGTATTACTATCAATAGTACTGAAGATTACGTAACAAAGACTTACGACGAGAACACAATTGGAAATGTTACAGTAGCTGCCAGAAACCCAGGTTCTTGGGCAAACGGTATCCAAGTAGCAATCATCGACTCATTTGCTGACCAAACATTGTCAGGAGAATTTGAAGATGTTTTAGTTGGATATGGTGTAACACAAGGTCTTGATGGTAAAGTACTAATTGGTGCAGGATCAACTTCATCCTTAAATGGTTATTACCTCAAAGGTTTAGTTACTGAAGTTGGTGTAGGAAATAGTTCAGTTAAAGTTAAGGTTAATTCTTATATTGATCCAAACGGAGATGAAGTAGAAGTAGATTATACTGCTGGAGGAACATGGCAGTTTGCTGGTAGCGGAACACTAGGAGTTCATTCCATTGGAGCGGGAGTTGCAACTGTTACTAAAGATTATGACTCTGCAGCAGATTGGTTTGATACTCAAACAGTTGACATCAGTTCAACAGGTATTTCAACAGTAACGTATAAGTGGAATGCTTTGGCAGGAAGACCAGGAACTTCATCATATGCAGAATCCAGAAAGTCTAAGAATGACGAAGTTCATGTTATTGTTTTTGACGGAAATGGTTCTATAACAGGAACTGTTGGTACTGTTATTGAGAAGCATATAGGTCTTTCAAAAGCGACAGACGCACAATTCTCTGCAGGTAGTCCTTCTTATTGGAGAAAATATCTTTATAATAATTCATCAGTTATCTTTGGTGGTAGTGCACCTGCAGGTATAACAACGACTGGATTTAGTGCAGACTTTACATTACAAGGAGATGATGCTTGGGATCAACCTGCAGAAGATATAATCTTCTCAGCAGCTGGAAACCAGACATTCACTCTTTCAAAAGGTTTCAATTACGATTATTCATCAGGAATATCTACCGCAGGTGCTTTAGATTCAACTAAAGCAGATATTAATGGTGGTTATGATATTCTTGCTAACACAGAAGAATATGACGTTGATTTCCTAATTCAAGGTTCTGCTAGTTATGGAAAAGAAGCAGCACAAGCATTAGCATCTAAACTTATTTCAGTTGCTGAATCAAGAAAGGATGCAATTGCATTTATATCACCATATAGGGGTGCATTTTTATCAGAATCATCTGATAATAAAACCAATACTATAAACTCTTCTGATTCAATTACAGATAATGTAGTATCATTCTTTGCACCATTACCTTCATCAAGTTACGCTGTATTTGACAGTGGATACAAATACATGTATGATAGGTTTGCAAATACATTCAGGTATATACCTCTAAACGGAGACATTGCAGGTATTTGTGCTAGAAACGATATTAACAATTTCCCTTGGTATTCACCTGCGGGAACAGCAAGAGGTTCAATCCTCAATGCTATCAAACTAGCATATAATCCAACAAAAACTCAAAGAGATTCACTCTATTCAAATAGAATAAATCCAGTAATCTTCTCTCCAGGAGATGGAATTATCTTATTCGGTGACAAGACAGGTCTTGCTAGAGCATCAGCATTCGACAGAATTAATGTTCGTCGTCTATTCCTCTTCTTAGAAGATGCAATCTCAGCTGCTGCTAAAGATCAACTATTTGAGTTTAACGATGAAATTACAAGAACAAATTTTGTAAATATTGTTGAACCATTCTTACGCGATGTTCAGGCAAAGCGTGGAATCACAGATTATGTTGTTGTTTGTGATCAAACAAACAACACTGCAGCAGTTATTGATGCAAATGAGTTCGTCGCTGACATCTTTATCAAACCAGCAAGATCAATTAACTTCATTGGTCTAACATTTGTTGCAACTAGAACAGGTGTTTCATTTGAAGAAGTAATCGGTTCCGTTTAATTAGAGGTTTAAAAAATGCCCACAAGACAACAAATCAATCCACCTCCATTAAGAAAGATTACTGACTTTAAAAGTAAGTTAATCGGTGGCGGTGCAAGGAGTAATCTATTTGAAGTTGTACTCAACTTCCCTAGTATTGCTCCCGCAAGTTCAGAAGTTCTTGACAAAGCAAGATTCTTAGTTAAAGCAGCAAATTTACCTGCTTCAAATATATCTGACATAACCGTTCCTTTCAGAGGTAGGATTCTCCACGTAGCAGGAGATAGAACTTTTGATAGTTGGACAATTACAGTTATTAACGATACAGATTTTGCTATTCGTTCTGCCATGGAAGCATGGATGAATGCAATAAACAGAGTCTCTGATAATACAGGTTCAACAGATCCTGCATCTTATCAAGCAGACGCAACTGTTTTCCAACTAGATCGTTCTGGAGAAACATTAAGATCTTATCGTTTTTACGATATTTTCCCAACTCAAGTTGCTCCTATTAACCTATCTTATGATACTGAAGGTATTCAAGAGTTTACTGCAGAGTTCCAAGTTCACTGGTGGGAAGCTGCCAAGGGTGTTGGTTCCGCAGCAGGTGGTGAAAATATCAACTAAATAAACATAGGAATATTTTAAGAGAATTTAATAATGGCGAAACTCTTTGGTTTTTCGATTGAAGATAATGAAAAGAAACCGAAAGGTATAGTATCCCCCGTTCCTCAGAATAATGAGGACGGGGCTGATTTCTATCTACAATCAGGATTTTATGGACAGTACGTAGACATCGAAGGTGTCTATAAGACTGAATACGATCTAATTAGACGGTATCGTGAGATGTCTTTACATCCAGAAGCCGATAAAGCAATAGAAGATATTGTTAATGAAGCAATTGTCAGTGATCTATACGATTCTCCTATAGAGGTTGAATTATCAAACTTAGACGCAAGTGATAAGTTAAAAAAGGCAATACGAGAAGAATTTAAAACAATAAAAGAAGTTATTGATTTTGATAAGAAGGCACATGAAATATTTAAGAACTGGTATGTTGATGGTAGATTATTTTATCTAAAAGTAATTGATGTAGATAAACCAGAAAAAGGTATTCAAGATTTAAGATATATTGATCCTCTAAAGATCAAACATGTTAGAAAAGAGAAGAAGAAAAACAATAAAGGAAATATACCTTTTGGTAGTAGAGCACCTATAGATTATCCAGAAATAGAAGAGCATTTCATATACACACCAAACTCAGGTGCTAATCGTGGACCTGGAAACTTTGGTGCTTCAAAGGCATCTATTAAAATTGCTAGAGATTCAATTTGCTTTATTACATCAGGACTAGTTGATAGAAATAGAAATACTGTTCTATCTTACTTACATAAAGGAATAAAAGCACTCAATCAGTTAAGAATGATTGAAGATTCGCTAGTCATCTATCGTATGTCTCGTGCTCCAGAAAGAAGAATATTTTATATTGATGTTGGTAATTTACCAAAAGTAAAAGCAGAACAATATCTTAAAGATGTTATGATGCGTTATAGAAATAAAATGGTCTATGATGCAAACACTGGAGAAGTTCGTGATGATAAAAAAATGATGAGTATGATGGAAGATTTCTGGCTGCCACGTAGAGAAGGTGGTCGGGGAACTGAAATCACAACTTTACCTGCAGGACAAAATCTTGGAGAACTTTCTGATATAGAATATTTCCAGAAAAAATTATATCGTTCACTAAGTGTTCCTGAGACAAGAATGCCTGGTGGTGGAGATGGTTTTAATCTTGGAAGATCTTCAGAAATTTTAAGAGATGAATTACAGTTTGCTAAATTTGTAGGTCGTTTAAGAAAGAGATTCTCAAATTTATTCAATGATCTTTTAAAAACACAATTAATTCTTAAAAATATTATTGCTCCAGAAGATTGGGAATCAATTAGCGATCATATACAATATGATTACCTATATGATAATCAGTTTGCTGAACTTAAAGAATCTGAATTATTAGAAGGAAGATTGGGAATATTAGCAACTATTGAACCATATATTGGTAAGTATTATTCTACTGAATATGTTCGTAAGAAAGTATTACGTCAAACTGATGCTGAAATTATTGATATTGATGAGCAAATAGAAGATGAAATATCAAAAGGTATTTTACCAGATCCATCATCTATTGATCCAATAACTGGAGAACCATTACCCCCACAAGATGGGATAGATGGAGAAGCAGGACAAGTTCCTACTGACGGAGAAGCACCAATGGTAGATCCTCAAGATGGAGATAGTGCAGTTTTACCTGAACCAAAAGGCGGGAAAATCTAGTATAAATAAAAATAAATATAACATTAAATCATGGAAGATATTATTAATGCCATAGCAACAGATGCTTCTGCGTCTGAAGTTTCTGATTCTTTGAAGAATGCAATTTTCACAAAAGCAGCAGAAAAAATTGATGCTCTGAAACCCAGTGTAGCAGCTGCTATGTTTGATCAACCTGAAGGGGAAGTTGAAGCAGAAATTGAAGTTACTGATACACCAGAAGAAGAATAAAGATACTTAATTTAATAAATATAAGATAGTATTCTATATTCTATACAAGAAAAACTGAGGAACCAAACGAATGACAAGAATTCTCGTAAAAGGCGAACAGATAACTGTACCAAATACAGTGGGTGCTGCAACTAGTTTTAGTCAAGCAACTGTTGTTCGTTTAGCAAACCCATCTACTAATGACAGAGTAGTTACTGTTGCTGAAAATAACGGCGGTTCCGCTACGATAGGAACTTTCACATTATTAGCAAATACATCAGAATTAGTAGAGAAGAATCCAACAGATGTTGTTTTCGTAAATACAGGAACTGATGTGTTAGGTGCTCAAGTAGGATTTACAAATTAGAACTATGAAACTAATAACAGAAGAAATCTCAGACGTTAAATTTATTACCGAAGGAAGGGGTAGTAAAAAGAAAATGTATATTGAAGGAGTTTTCCTACAAGGAGATCTCAAAAATCGTAATGGAAGAATGTATCCTGTTCAAACTCTTGTAAAAGAAGTTAACAGATATAATGAAGCATTCGTTGGTAAAGGTCGTGCTCTTGGAGAACTTGGTCACCCCGATGGTCCTACAGTAAACCTTGATAGGGTTTCTCATAAAATTACTTCTCTTCGTCAAGAAGGAAATAACTTTATAGGAAAGGCACAACTTTTAGATACACCTATGGGTAAGATTGCAAAATCTTTACTAGATGAAGGTGTTACTTTAGGGGTATCTTCTCGTGGTGTTGGATCACTAAGAGAAAGCAATAGTGGATGCAAAGTTGTTGGCGAAGATTTTATGTTAGCAACTGCTGCAGATATCGTTGCAGATCCCTCTGCTCCTGATGCTTTTGTATCTGGAATTATGGAAGGAAAAGAATGGGTTTGGGAAGGTGGAATTCTTCGCGAATCTCTCGCATCTCAAACAAAAAAACATATTAATACACTCGTAGAACAAAAAGCACTTGAAGAGAATAAGTTGAATCTATTCAATGAATTTCTATCAAATCTTTAAGTTCTATAAATAAATACAGATTATCACCGAATCTAATAACAAAAAAACAAATGTCCGTTGGTAGCAAATTAGACAAAATGGAAAAAATCGAAGAAAACGTGGTTACTAAAGGTGCAAAACCTGCAGAACCATTGCAAAAATTATCAGGAGCAGAAGTAGAAGACCTAGGCGGTCCTACTCCTGAAAACTATAGACCTGATGACGATTCAGCAAAGCTGAAAACACCTGGTGCAACACTTAAGCAAGTTAAGGATGTTGTTAATAAGGGTGCAAAGGCAGAAGAAACTGAAGTTGAAGGCGAAGAAGTAATCGCTGAAGACGAAGTAACAACTGATGAAGTTGTTGCTGAAGAAGAATCTTCTACTGAAGCAGAAGTTGTTGCTGAAGAGGAAACATCTGAGGAAGAAGTTGTTGCTGAAGAGCAAGCACCTGAAGAAGATAAGGTTGATGTTGAAGAAGACATCAATGCTCTTATTGCAGGGGAAGAACTTTCTGAAGAATTCCAAGAGAAAGCAAGGACAATCTTCGAGACAGCAATCAAATCTAAGGTTGCTACCGTTAAGGAAGAACTACAAGAAGCTTATGAAAAAGTGCTTGTAGAAGAAGTAGAAGCGGTGAAAAAAGATTTAACAGAACGAGTCGATTCATACCTTGAGTATGTTGCAGACGAGTGGGTTAAAGAAAATCAACTCTCAGTCGAAGAAGGACTAAAAGCTGAAATGACTGATTCATTCTTAGATGGAATGAAGAAACTATTTGAAGAACATTATGTAACTATCCCTGAAGACAAATATGATGTCCTAGAGAGTATGGTAGATAAACTTGATGAAATGGAGTCAAAACTCAATGAGCAAATCGACAAGAACGTTGCTCTAAACTCTAGATTAGCAGAATCCACAGCAGATGTAATTTTTGCAGAAGCAACAGAAGGATTAGCACTTTCACAGAAAGATAAGCTCGCTAAACTTGCAGAAAACGTTGAGTTTGATAGTGAAAATACCTATAGAGAGAAACTAGTTAACTTGAGAGAATCTTATTTCCCATCAAATACTAGTGCTCCAAAGAAAGATAACTCAGATACCCTAATTTCTGAAGGGGTTGAAGAACCAGTTAAGCAACATTCTACAAGAATGGATGCTTATCTTCAGACTCTAGGTAGAGTTGCCAATTCAAACAAGTGATTTTTAGATTATAAAATCAAACAAACAAATTTCGCATAAAAGGAAAATTCAAATGCAAATGTTCAACGCTGAACATCTACAGGAGAAGTGGGCACCAATTTTAGACCACGATGGTATGGATCCAATTAAGGATTCCCATCGTCGTGCGGTCACCGCAATTCTGTTAGAAAATCAAGAAAGAGCTGTTAACGAAGAAAGAGAATTCTTACAAGAGCAGCCAACAAACGCTACACAAAGCACATCATCCGTTGCAGGTTTCGGTGCAGACGCATCAGCACCTGTTGCAGGTTTTGACCCCGTGCTAATCAGTTTGATCCGTCGTTCTATGCCAAACTTGGTCGCTTATGACCTAGCTGGTGTACAACCAATGAATGGACCAACTGGTTTAATCTTCGCAATGCGTTCTAAGTACCAGTCTATGGGCGGTTCAGAAGCATTGTTCGACGAAGCAGATACTTCATTCTCTGGACAGAACTCAGGTTTCGATATAGAAGGTACTCGCTACGCATCTGGTGGTGGTGGAGAAGCAGTTGGTTTCGGTACAACTGGACCTACATCTGCTAACAACCCAGGTCTTCTTAACCCAGAGGGTTCACAAGCTGCTACAACTTATCCTGTTGGTCAGGGTATGGGAACAGCTGATGCTGAAGATCTAGGTACATCTGGAGACGAGTTCAACCAGATGGCATTCAGTATTGAGAAAGTTACTGTGACTGCGAAGTCCAGAGCACTCAAAGCTGAGTACAGTCTAGAACTTGCTCAAGACTTGAAAGCAATCCACGGATTGAATGCAGAGGCAGAACTTGCCAACATTCTTTCTACTGAGATTCTTGCTGAGATCAACAGAGAAGTTATTCGTACTGTATACAAAGCTGCTAAGTCTGGTGCACAGGCAAACGTTGCTTCTGCAGGTACATTCGACCTCGACGTAGACAGCAACGGCAGATGGTCTGTTGAGAAGTTCAAAGGACTTATCTTCCAGATAGAAAGAGATGCCAACGCTATCGCGAAAGAGACTCGTAGAGGAAAGGGTAACATGATCCTTTGTTCTGCTGACGTTGCTTCTGCACTAACAATGGCAGGTGTATTGGATTATACTCCAGCACTTAATGCTAACCTTAACGTTGATGACACTGGTAATACATTTGCTGGTATTCTTCAAGGTAAGTATCGTGTATACATCGACCCTTATTCTGCTAACTCTAATGCTGCTGCTCAGTACTACGTTGTAGGATACAAAGGTTCTTCACCTTATGACGCTGGATTGTTCTATTGCCCTTACGTTCCACTACAGATGGTTCGTGCAGTTGGCGAGAATACCTTCCAACCAAAAATTGGCTTTAAGACTCGTTATGGTCTTGTTTCCAACCCATTTGCTGAAGGAACAACCGCAGGTCTTGGACGTATCACTGCTAATAGCAACAGATACTACAGACGTGTTCGTGTTAACAACCTAATGTGATAAGAAGTTTATATCTTCTTTATTTCAAAGACTCTCCTTCGGGAGGGTCTTTTTTTATAAATAATTGAGACTATATTTAAGTCTCATATGCGTTCTGATATTAGAAGAAGACGAGAGAAGCATCAAGAATATCTTAATAAAAGAAAAGATATTCCTTGTATGGATTGTGGTGGAAAGTTTCCTTCTGTTGCGATGGATTTTCATCACATAGATGAGAGTATAAAAGATCCAAAATTTGCTAATTTAAAAACTTGGAGTATGAAGAGGATTAATGAAGAATTGGATAAGTGTGCTGTACTCTGTGCTAACTGCCATCGTGTAAGACATAAGACACATCATCTAAATAACTAATTTTTATGCTAATATATAATATGTACAGAAACTTACTAAGTAGGTTTCATAATTTTGGAGTTTCCAGAATGGCTAAAAAATTGCCGTGGGGAAGTTTTTCCCATGAAGATCTTCGTGTTGATCATGAAGATGATATATACCAGAATTTTCCATTTCTAAATTACATAGGAATGTTGATGGTAAAAATAAATGAACTTCGCATTGGTGATAATGCAGTTCGTAGTATTCAAGACACCATATCCCAAAAAATAGTGGGATTAACGGGGTCTCTTTTTAATGGTTGGGACAGATCATCTTGGCCAATTCCTTTTGTTAGAATTAAAACAGAAGATAAGCAAGATAAAGAAGCATTTGATAGAAGGCACACTATAAAAGTATGTCGTGGATTTAAACATTTAGTAGATGAAGTTCCAGGTGCAGAATATGAAAGATCTTTTCCTAAAAATGGAGGAGT